TCTGGCGTTGTCGCATTAACCTTGGTGCCGATAACACCTTAGCGGGAGTATAAAACTATGCCCACACCAACAAGTATTGTTACCCAGGGTAGCGAAGCGCGACTATTGCAAGAAGGCATCAACGCCATTGCAACAATCGAATACAAGGATTACCCAATGGAGAAGGATAAAATCTTCACCATGGAAACATCCGAAAAAGCTTATGAGCTTGATGTATCTTTGAGCGGCACCGGCCTTGCAGCCGAAAAGCCCGAAGGCACAAGCATTCAGTATGATGCGGAAAAGCAAGATTTTGCGACCACGTACACGCACATTGTTTATGCATTGGGCACCATCATCACGATGGAAGCGCAAATGAATAACCTTTATCGTGATCTGATTGCGAAAGCTGGCAAAATGCTGAAACGTTCATTGGTTCACACTGATGAACAGATTGCGGCCGATGTGATCAACAATGCATATTCAGGTTCTTTTCCGATTGGCGATGGCTTACCGCTGTTTAGTACCGCGCACTTGCTTGGCAAGGGCGGCACTTTCGCCAACCGCTTCACGGTAGCCACCGCGCTATCACAAGCGGCGGTTGAAGATGCGCTTATTGCGATTGAAGATTACCGTGATGGTGCGGATTTGCTGATTGATGCCAAAGGCGTATCACTGCACATTCCCCGCCAATTGCGTTTCACCGCTGACAGAATCTTAGCTTCACGCTTTGAACCTGACACCGGCAACAACGCGATTAACCCGGTTGCGCAAATATTCCCCGAAGGCTATCACGTGAATCACCGATTCACTTCGGCCACTGATTGGTTTATCAAAACCGATGTGGAAGATGGCTTCAAGGAATTTGAACGCATGGGTTACACGTTCGATACTGATAACGATTTTGGTACGTCGAACTATCGCCACAAGGGTATGTTCTACAAATCCTATGGTGTAACTGATCCACGTTGCGCTTTCGGAAGCGGCGCGTAAAAACCCGGTCGAACTTGGTGGCGGCCTTCGGGCCGCCATTGTTCTATTTAAGGAATGAGTAAATGACCACACGATTTAATTCTATTGGTACGGCGGGCCGCAAGGGCACCGCGCAAAACGCACAAGGCACCGTTGCTGATCCGTACCTAAAAACGTTTGTGATCCCAATTGTTGGGGTTGCATCGACTGCTTCACAAGATACCGGCGTTGAATTGCCAGCAAATGGCGTTGTTCAGGGCGGTTATCTGAATGTCACAACGGCTTCCGCCGGTGCTGGCGCTGAAACCATGATTGTTGGCAATACAACTGACCCGAACGGCATATTGAACGCTGTTGATGTGGGCACCGTTGGCATCAAGAACGTTATTGTTGATCCGGGTATGTCTTTACTTGGTGAAAATGTGTTGTTTGATCTGGTGGCCGCCGATCTTGATGATTTACGTGCGGAGCTGGTTTTGTTGGTTCTTGCGAGTGATGTATAAATGCGCCCGCAAGCCACGCCGGTTTTGGCATCAGTAACCACGGCAATCATCAAAACAGATTGGGAGCAACCCGAATTCAACGTTGGGTTGCAACTGAAAAAAACCGGCACAAATACGGTGGCGGTTCAATGTACCTTGGATGATCCCGATGTAAGTGGGGCCACATGGGTGGCAATCCCCACGGGCTTAACCGCTGCTGGCGTGTTACGTCTTGCGTTACCGTGCAGGGCGGTTCGCCTTAACATGACAGCTTTTACCAACGGCAGCGCACAACTGTTATTGGTGCAAGCCGGGTGAGGCAAGCCGGGGCCACTTGATGCCGCCGCGGTGGGTTCTATAATCCACTAGAATGAATCAATGCGGAATGAAGGGGTTGAGTGATGGCAAAAGTGAAAACGGTGGGCGGGCGCGGATATCTTCGATTGCCTGATAAACAGTTTGAGCCACACGCATCAAACAGCATTTGCGATGTAACTGGCTTCCGCATGAAAAGCACGCAATTACTACGCCGGTGGGAAGGTTACATGGTGGTTGCGGCCGCTTGGAATCCACGCCAACCGCAAGATTTCCCGGTGATCCCTACAAAACAAAGAACATACCCGGAAGCGCGCAAAGGCAACGCGGATGATGTTATCACCGTGATACCCAACAACTTTGACCCGGTATAAGCAATGGCCACAAGCGGTTCCTATAATCTTGATCTGACCTTTAACGATATCCTGCAAGAAGCATATGAATTGCTGCAAGCGGTGGGAAGCGGGGAAGATTTAAGCGGCACGTTGACCACACAAGCGTTGAACAGCTTGAACAGCCTATTGAAAGCGTGGGAAGCCCAAGGGATTCACCTTTGGACGCAAGAAGAATACACGTTGTTCTTGGTGAAAGGCCAAGCCGTTTATGATTTCAGGTTGGCGGCCACGCGCCTGGTTAATGAATTCCAATCAACGGCGCTTTCCGCTGATGAAGCTATTGGCCAAACGGTTCTTGGCGTCACCAGTTCGGCAAACATGGTGCTTGGTCAGCCGATAGGCGTGATTGATGAAAACAATGAATTGTTTTGGTCAATTATTGAGGCCATACCGGATGCAACCAGCGTGACGTTGAAAGATGCGCTAACGGTTGCAGCGGCAAGCGGTGCGATTGTGCGCCATTACAGCCCAACCGATCCAGTGAACACCACGTTGGCCGCTGGCGCCGTTGCAACGGATACCACGGTGGAATTGGCCACGGTTGTGGGTATGTCTGTGGATAACATCATTGGTATCACTGATGATACCGGCGCGGTGTTGTGGACAACCATACAAGCGATTGATACCGACACAAACATTGTGACGTTAAACGATGCCATCACGGCCACTTCATCAATTGGCGTGGATGTGATCACCTACAAAAGCACGCAAAACTTTATTCCAGTTTCACGCATCACCAGCGTGCGCCGCCATGCCGGTGAAAATTCAGACTATGAAATTCCGATTGTGAACGGTTCGCGTGCAGATTATTTTGATTTGCCAAACAAGGATCAAAGCGGAACGCCAATTCAATCGTATTATTCACGGCAAGAACCCCAAGGGGTGATGTACTTGTGGAACGCGCCTTCATCGGCGGTTGATTACATTAATTTTACCGCTGAACGCCAAATGCAGATTATGAGCGGCGATGGCAATGAAACGTTTGATTTACCAAGTGAATGGTTCGATGCGCTCACATATCAATTGGCCAAACGCCTGATCCCGAAGGTTGGATGTTCGCCGGAAAGGCGCCAGATGATTCGCGAAGATGCCCAAGTGTATCTTGAAGAAGCGTTGGCGTTTGACCAATCATTTCATCCAATCAGGTTAAACCCCGTCGAACATGGCTAAACAACCGATATCATTGGGCGGCTCTGATCGCGATTTTAACAGCGTAAAAGCCCGCCAAGGTGCGGTGAACCTTTTGCCTGAAATTGCGAAAGATGGCCAATATGCCACGGTAAAAGATTCATTCGGGCTGACCTTGTTTTCAACGCTTACGGATTTCCCCGGCCGCTCGAACCTGTTTGTGAATTCCGGCTTTATGTATTGCGTAAGTGGGGCAACCCTTTTCCGCGTTGATGAATTTGGTGTGGCCACCGCGTTGGGTGTTGTGAATGGTTCAGGCCGGGCGCAAATCTTTGCCAACGGTGCGCCTGGTGATAACCAAATAATGATCTTGAACGGCATTGGCCAGGGGTTTGTTTACACTAATGGCGCCGGGCTTGTTCAAATTACTGATCCCAACTTTTTCGCAACAGTTAGCGGCACCGTATTGAATGAGCGTGGCATATTTGTGCGCCGTGATACAAACGAGTTTTTTCTATCTGATGTGACCGATTTTGCCGCGTACAACCCGCTTTCATTTGGTAGCGCCGAACAGAATCCGGACAACTTACGGGCGGCCATCAAGAAGAATTCAGGCGTGTGGTTCCTGAACACTGAATCAATAGAGTTTTGGCAATCGGTAGATTCGGCCACATTGCCTTTGCGCGTGGTGACTGGTGCGAGCAAAGAACGCGGCATTGCCGCCGATGCAAGCTTGGCCAAGGCCGGTGAAGTGTTTTGCTGGTTTGCTGATGATAATACCGTGCGTGTGATTGATGGCCAGCAAATGACCACCATCAGCGGGCTTGATTTTGAATTGAAGGTGCGCGGTGATGGTACGCCAAACTTCCCCGGATTTTCCGTAACTGATGATGCCATCGGTTTTTTCATTGATGGCCCGGCGCATAAAATCTATTGCTTAACGTTCCCAACCGAGGGGTTTACGTGGGCATATGATTTTGCAACGCAATTGGAGCACACGCGGCAATCCGAAGGGTTGGGGTTTTGGCGTGTTGGTGCGGCGGCGTTGTTCAATAACAAGCTTTATGGCCTGGATATCGTGAAGGGTTTGATTTATGAGCTTGACCAAGGCGCCAAGGATGAAAACGGCGAAATAATGCGGCGCGTTTTAACGTTGCCATCAATATCTTTTCCGGTTGATTGGACGTTGCCGCACATTGAATTTGAAATGGAAGTGGGCCAAACAACTGATCCCACGGCCAACCCGGTGATGATCGTGGAATATTCAAAAGATGGTGGCTATACATACCGCGCGCATTCATCAATTTCATTGGGTGATTTTGGTGAGCATGCCAAGCGCGTTGTGTTGCGCCAATTCGGGCGAATTGTTCGGCACAAGGATTTCATCTTGCGATTGACCATTACCGATGCAACCCGATTTCAGGCATACAACGCCTTTGGGGATATTGAATTGGATGGCTAATATAACCACCGACAATTTAAACGCGGGCATGGTGCTTGTTGAGTCTGATGTGATGGTGGCCACGCCATACCTTGAAGATTATTTGTTCAACATCCTTACTGATTTAAACGCCATCAATGATGAAATTGTTGCGGGCGCGGTATCTGATGGCGCAAACGTTGGCACCGGCGCCGAAGTGTTCCAAGAGAAAAACGGAAGTATCTTAGAATTCCGCACGCTTGTTTCCGCTGATGGTTCGGTGGTGATTACGCAAGGCGCTGATGAAATAGATTTGGCCGCATCCAGTTTGACGGATGGAACCGTTGCCAATTCACTTTTAACGTGGGACGCGGTGAGCGGTGATTGGGATGAATTCAAAGAATTGGCCATCAGCTTTTCCGGTGGCCTAACCACATTCCTTTCCGAAGATTCAGTTGGTGCCCAGGTCACAAGCCTAACCATTGATGGTGACGCGGATGTGGCGTTGTTCTTTGATGGCGCCGAAGTGATGCGAACATTGGCGGCGGCATCCGGTGGCCTTGAAGCAAACAACACGCTAACGGGCGCGGGATTCGAGCGGGTTTTAACCACAAGTGATTTGTTGACGTTTGGAAACTGGAAAACATTTTACACTGATGGTTCCGGCGTTTTAACGGAATTGGCGTTGGGCGCTTCAACCGAAGTGTTAACGTCAAACGGCCCGGCCGCCGCGCCAAGTTGGCAAGCCGGTGGTGGTGGGTTAACCCAATTCCAAGACAATGGCCTATTTGGTGAAGGGCTTTATGATGCCACGGTGGTTTTTAGGACTAGCGCGGGCGGCATTGATGTTGCGGATTCTAGCGGCGATGACCCGATTATCTCTTGGTATCGTGATTCGACGTTTGCTACCCGCACTGCTTACATAAACACTAACAACATCACTAGCCATATGACCTTTCTTTCATCGCAGACTTCGGGGCACATGCTATTCTATGCTGCTGATAATACTGGTGTGGCTGGCTTGGTATTTGAGATTGATCCTGATACAAGTACCGACTTGTATTACGATGGTTCAAATGTTTTACGAACCCAGCCGCAAGGCATATATATTGCGTCAAGCACGTCTGACGCCGATCCGTTTATTGGCTTCTATAGCACTGATGCATTTTCAAGTAGATCTGGCTACATACAGTTCAACAATCTTAACGGGCTAATCATTGAGCAAGAAGTACACGGGTTGCCTATTACTCTCCAATCGGAAGATAGTGGAGGTACACTTAGGCAGCTTTTTGTGGGAGATCCTGACGGGGATGTAGAGCTTTATAACGATGGTAACCTGGCTTTTCTAACAACATCTGTTGGCGCTGGAGTACAACACCCAACAAGCACTACCCCTCGGCTTGACCTACGAAATAGTTCTAGTACACGCGTGGCTTCGTTCGAAGCTAACACGACGATAACCAAGATAAAAAGTGTCATTCACGGTGGTAACGTAAATCTCACCGGAGAGAACACGGCTGGTACAGAGCAAATCTTGTTTGCTGGTGACCCGGATGCTGGTATAAGTTTATACTATACAGGAAGTGCAAAACTCACGACCCATTCCACAGGATACTACATAAACGGTTCCTCTACAGTGGGTGCCTTCTCCGGTACGGGAAGCCCCGAGTCTTCCGTCACAGCAGGAATTGGAAGTATCTATCATCGAACAGACGGGGGAGCTAGTACAAGCTTCTACGTTAAAGAATCTGGCGCAGGCAACACGGGCTGGGTTGCTAAATAATCAAGGAACAACATGCCCAGCCTACATCAGTAGCGGACTTACAAGCCAATGGCTTATTTACATAATAGCCCCGAGGAGGGACAATGGAAAACTTAGATAAAGTAATAGTAGATCGAGTAATCTACGAAGAAATGATTAATACACTAGCCCAGTTACCATACGCAGACGTAGGTAATCTGATGAATCGAGCACTCGGTAGTGCAAAGCTAGTTCAACCGGAAGAACAGGAAGTAAGCGAAGAAGATGTCAAAGATAGTGCATGATATAGTACAGACGAGTGATCCCAAGATCATGGCAACCGCAGGTGGTAGCCTAGTATCGTGGGCAGTTAGTGTGTCGGAGCAATTTGGGCCAGTAATAGATGTGATGGCGGGAATAGTAGCGATAGGGGCAGGGCTTTTAGCCATGACCTGGACTCTCATGAAGATGTGGGATCGTTACGAGGATCGAAAGAACCGTTAACCTGACCGGGTTAACAAAGCCAATCCCTCCTCCTCCAAGGCTTAAGTCCTCGGGGTCAAATCCGAGGCAAAAAGAAGGGCAGTTCCGCAAGGTTCTGCCCTTTTTCTTTGTCTAAAATTTGGCTAGCCGGTAACCGGCGAAGCGATTCGTTAACCAAACATAGACTTTAAAAACTTCTTGAGAAGGTGTTCAGCCTTCCTTAAGTCCCCGGTCTGGAATGCAAATCCGTGGAGTTCACGGTGGCACGACGGACACAGGGTCATCAGATTGAAGGGTTCGTTGTTACTCTTATCCCCATCTCTGTGATGTACGTCTAAAGACGATCTAAAGAAAGGTCGATGGTCGCACATCTCACACTGGTCTCCCCTGTGCTTGAGCCAAGGCATGGAATACTGACCTTTATGGCAGCTTCCACAATACTTGTCAAACCTGGCGTTACCAGCTGATGTGTAACCTTTAGCTCGAACGGGCTCAATACCACATTCTTCGCAAAGGTCGCCTTCAGACCTAGTTGTCGGTCTTCCTATCGGCATTGTTTCGTTCCTTCAATAGCTCATGAGCATATCCTTGAAGGTTAAAGAACATTGCACCGATATCTTCTTCGATGCTGTCAGCTGCAAGGTCGTCAGTTACAGTATAACCGCGGTGCCGCTGCCAAAGGTGGAAGAAATGTCTCCACAGTCCTTTCATATACCGGTTTAATGGTATACCCTTCTGCCAGTTGTCGGAATCCCTCACCGCTCCATCGGCTTGTACCCTGTGCTTGGTCATATACTTGAAGTACATCTCAAGGAACAAGGGAGAGAGGTAACCGTCCGGGTCATCCCTCACTACGTCTTCAGATCTGGTGGCACCAGTATCAAACGTGTTCATAGCGTTCCCTTTCTGGTCTACGCTAAACTCTTCTTCTTTCATGAAGCCTCCGGGTGGCAGATAAATCTCTGGTCGTCTATTACTAGCCAACCGTTCTGTGTACAGGCCTGCTTGAACTTGTAGATGGCTTGCTTTGCAGCCAGCTGCTCGTCAGTCAGCCTATACTTCTGTGTAGGTAGCTCAATCGTACGCTTATCGGTAGGTACTACGGTGCAAGCAACTAGGCCGAGAGCCACGATAGCAGTTAATAGCAATTTCATGTGACTCTCCCCCTAGTAGTCGGTTGCACCGAAGTACATTCCAGCGATGGCGTAGGTAAGGTGGGTATGTATTGGACCGATAACCACCCCTGTCCCTGTAGTCCAGACGAGCGCCTCGCGTGGGTCAGTGAAGAACATAAATCCTCCCACTGACTCGGCGAAACCATAGCTGATTGGGAGGTTAGGGATGAATATGGATGCAAGGATTGGAGCCACAATGATCGCACCAATACATGCAAGGGCGATGAGCCTGCGAGTCCAACGGAAACCCTCGGTACCTCCATCTCTAGCTGCTCGAACTGCCTTCGTCCGAACCCCGATCTTCTCCATCATCTGATTGTGACGTTGCTGCGACATCCGCATCTTCATCGCCACGATCTTGGCTATCGACGTCAGGAGAAATCCCCCCAGCATCGTTATCAGTTCCATCGGCATTATCAGCCTCCGCTAATGCATCAGACTCCAGCTTATCCAGCTGAGCAAGGAAGTCAATCATGTTGATATCTCGTACCTTCGCTATGGTGATCAGGCCAGGTACATGCTCATTCATTACCTCATCCCAACCCTCATTATCAGCGGCAAAGGTAGTAGCGTACGCGATAGCTGCTTCAGCACCTTCCGCTTCAAACTTATTCCAGAACTCTTGATAGTCCATCTTAGATATCCAATATGTTAATTTGTTTGACATCCACTGGCTGGTACTTCTTAGCGCTAGGGCTGTATACGTTCAGTGTTACTTCCACTTCGCCTTTAAGACGCTTCAGTGGAGACTTCAGGAGATTCGGTCGCTTCACTGTCAGCACGTACTTCGTCGGTTTCTTGGTTGTCATTCTCTTGTGTTCCTTCTGTTGGGGTTACTACGGCTACGCCGTTCTCATCTACTAGTACTACTGGTGAAGCATTAGTAAGATCTACACTTCCTTCTTGCACTTCAATTGGTGCTTGTGTTACTTCGTTCATATTATATCTCTTTTTAATTTGTTACGTTCAAATATTCTCTCAGCCCGGAGTCTATGATACTGCTGAACTTACTTCGTTCATCATTCATTCATCCACTCCAGTGGAATTTTCTTATCGGCGTATTGCCAGGTTAATCCTTTGAAAACGCCCCGGCCGCGGCCTTCGCAAATGTCTGCATAGCATTGCTTTGCTCCCTTGCTAGTTTTCGTAGCGCTTCGTGTGAAAACGAATCGGATATCAAGATCTGGATAGAGTTTCTTAATCCAGACGTGCTTGTACCTATCGGTGTAATCCCAAATTCCTTTGGTTTCGACACAGATGATCCGCCCTCTTTTCGTTTCAAGCCAGAAGTCTGGCGTGTACGTGTGTTTCGAGGCTGGGAGGACGTATTGGATCTTCCCTTCACTCGGCTCGTAGAGGTACGAGACTTTGTGGTCTTCAAGGTGGTTGGCATTAACGCGCTCCAGCTTGCTCTTGTAATTCGGCATCTTCCTGAGCCTGTCGTTTTTCTACTAGGTTCGCAATGAACCGGTTGAACCATCGACGTAACGTATACTTCCTTGCGAAAGCTACGATAAAGAACACCGTGCTACCTAGGACGTTCTCACTAATGGAGATGTCCTGACCTAGCCACATATTGTAGACTAGGAATACCAGACCGAAGTTGATTAACCAACCGATAATGTTATCGGAGATTGCTTCGATGGCATGTATGTGTCGTACTCGTAGCCTCATGTTAATATCCAGATGAGGAGATCGTAAGCTGTATTAACTACACAGCCTGCGAGTATACTCAGTATGAGGATCGTTTGTATCTCACTGAATATGAATCGCTTCTTATTATCATTGCCCATTATAGGTACCAGTAGTGTTCGTCACGTTCAGCTGGTGGTAACCACTGATCATCGTCACGTCGTTGCATGTGCAGGAGCATAGCGTTCTCTTTAAGAAAGATCTCGCCATAGTGAGGGCCGTAGTGTTTAAAATACTTCTCCTCTACATGGTCGTACATATCTTCCTCTTCATCCAGGTCGGCTAACTGTTTGACCCAAGCACTCTTAAGCCCAACTCCGTACAATCCCTTGATGTTATCAGCTGTGTCTCCAGTGAGGAGTTGTTGATAGAAGTTACGGAAGGCTTGAGCGATTGATATCCACTCGATCTTCCCCTTCTCAACCTGCCTCTTCTCTTCGGGGATCTCTACCCCGTCTTCATCCTTAGCACCCTTCAGCCACCATGTGAACTTCCACCCCGGAACAGTCCGAAGATCCTTGTCACGTGAGGCAATGACCACTGATGTATGATCTCGTAGGATGTCATCGTCATATCCGAACTTTGATCCAACAGTGATAATATCTGACCACTGTTCTTTAGCCATCTCATCATCGGCTTCGTTGTCGGAACACCATACCGCGCCCATCTCTTGGTGGAGATGTTCTTTAACATAATCCACGTTGTTTCTTGGACTGTCTTCTCGGTGACCCTTATAAGGGAGGATGGTAGCCAACTTATGTCGGTAGTGTTTTCCTCGTGAGAGGAAGGCTTTCCATCCACCTGCTTCAGATCCACTGATAATAGAAAATAGCCGTCCGACTGCGATTTGAGCCACCGTCTCGGGGTTAAATAGATCGCCCTTAACTGCTCTTCCTGTCTCTTCATCTATCAGGTCTATCCCGTTCTCATCTTTAACATTGTGACGTAGATGACCCACCTCGTGGGCAATCATGTCAGCGTCTACGAGTACTCTCATTCTTCTGGTCCTTCTAGTTTATCAGGCGTCTTGACTAGGTAGAGGGGGAACACCCACTGCTTCCCTAGTACTAGGCGCGTCAGCATTGCTGCCCACTTTTCGTTCTGTTTGACATCCTCGATGTCCTCCAAGTCCTCGTCCATCAGGTGATCTATCAGCTCCATCAGAGATTCCTTCTCTAAGTTGTTCAAGAATAATCTTGCCTTCAACTTTCCTGCCATAATCTTTTACCGACTGGTGTGAGTGTGACTTACGTAGGATCTGTGGTGATCCGTTACTACGCTGTCTCATCTATCGGAAGGTCTTCAACCACAACACCTGTCTTCTCCATAACAACACTGTTATAGAAAGCGAAGGCTGCGATAACTTCCTGCTCGTACTTGCCAATCTCACGCTGGAATATGATACGGTGGTCACTCAGATAGCTGGTAACGTCATCACCAACGATGACCTTAGTCGTGTCATCTATAATATATGTCTTCATCTCTTTCTCCAAATAATAAGGTAGGACTTACGCTGCATTGCCCTGATATATACAGAGGGTAACAGCTGCCTACAGTCAAGCTTGTTAGGAGGCCTTCATAGCAGCGAGGCGTAACACCATCGCTTCAACGGGGCTACCAGCATAGTTGTCCGCGGACATGATCGTCTCACGGATGCGATCCCATAGCTGATTCTCCCAGATGTCCTCGTCAGGTTCATCCCAAGAGAAGTAGAAGGGATCCGTATCTAGGGCACCTACATCAATACCTTCAGGAACACCGGACACTTGGCCGATGTTGGCAAAGACTCGCGTCTCGCCGCCGGACTCTACTTCATTGTGGAGTATCGTGATGAAGCACGGTAGGGTGAGTAATTGGTCAAGAGATACACAGTCCGGCTTGAGCACGTTGATATGGTCTTTCATTAACGAGGCTTTCTCGTTGCTGGATTTCCGTAAAGGCGCTGTGCGTACCATGTGTTGCTTGCCATTGAAGTCACTCTCTGGGCTATCAATCAGGCGTGTTGGTAGTGAGTACCATAGATGTACTTGGTCTTTCTGACCGTAATGGTTAGTGTGTTCTCCGATCTCTACAATCCGAGCGACACGTGCAGGCACTACACCAGCGGCAGGTGGTGCAATCATTGGACCTGAACTGGTCTTCTTCTGCGGGTTAAATTTGCTCATACTTTGATCCATTTATTCCATTGTTATCTCGTCGGTACAAATACTGTACCTTGAGGATTTGCCTCCGGATCTTATCCAAGAGGTTATCTTTCTTACCCACTAGAAACTGTGGGCTCTTCTTATTAGACCCCAGAACTTCGATAAAGTTCCACGGTCTCCACATCATAGGTCTTACATCAAGATTGTTCCAGTCACCCACGAAGTATTCAACGTCATAGGTCTCACATAACTTTCGCAGAGCGGAGTTATCGTGATTGTTACCCGGACCCCAAAGACTTCTTCCACCCTTACAGAATCTAATGAGACGCTCAAGTGCATGTCTTGTATTCTCCGGTACTGCCTCAGGAACCTCTCGATCTTTAGCTTGCTTGGCTCCCCACCGTTTAAGTGCGTCAACTGATGTACAGAGGCCCTTACTTTGTTGGTCGGCAATATCCAGATATGCATCGAAGAGTCTTCCTTCACTGTTGATGCTCTCGACATCATCCCAAGAATTAAGATTGAAACGTATCGCGCTAAGACGGTATATTGCTGCGTCTTTTCCGGTACCCACTGTCTCCACATCGACCATGATGTCTGGATTGGCTCTATCATTTAGTTGTTCCTTCTTCATAGTATCTTCCATTTAACGGGCATACCTCGGCCTCGCAGCTGGGGTAGTCCTCACTGCCGCAGATGAGGCAGACCTTAGTGACATTCTGCCCAGGTGGTACCGAGGTTGATGTCGATAGCTTGAGGGCACCATAGATTGAATCGTAAGTTGATAGCTGCAATTGCTGTCTCACAAATCGTAGTGAAAATGGATACATGTTCATCCTTTACGAGGAATTGACATTCGTCGTGCATTGTGGTAACTAATTTATAATCAAGGCCAGCCTCAGCAGCTGCCTTGTGTACATCAATGATGAATGATTTCATTATCACTGACTCTAAGGTTTGTAAAAGGTATACGAGGAGCATGTGCTTAGCTCGCACCCATACGGCTCGACCGTCTAACCCAGTGATGTACCCGTACTGTTTCCACTCCCGTTCTAATTTCTTTAGGAGGGCGTCTAGCTTAGGTAATCCCTTGAAGTATGCTGCCCTTACAGCAGCAGCCTGTGCCTTGGTTATGCCCAGGTCGGTCGCAAGCTTCTCATCAGAAGCACCGAATAGGATAGAGTAGTTAAGCTTCTTGCCGTCTTGCCTGTCAGCTAAGCCAGCTAGGTCAGCAGCATACTGGTGGTGATCACCCTCAGTTACCTGGTACCTGTACTCCTCGTCCCTCATGTAATGACTGAGCCCATAGATCTGACATGACTGCAAGTCAACACCCACCCGGGTGTACCCTGGATCCGACGTAAAACAGGATCTAAGCTCGAAGCCGTAGCCCCCTGCCTTTCCCATTAGGATACTCTTGTCGTCGTCCTTACGGACACCAGGGACGTTGACGACCTGTCTATGAGTCATCCTCCCCGTTGGTGTACCCATCGGTATTGCTCTTGCTGAAATCCTACCGTCTCCTCTACAGTCCCTTAGGAGGCCGGTCAATATAGATGTTCTATGTGCCAACATCAATCGCTCTACTATCCTCTCCCCTATGTCAGCGTGTTCCTCTGGGAACTTACATGACTCAAGAGAATCGAGGGTTAGCTTCGGTGATGTTCTTATACGGTTGCCGCGTTCATCACGCATTGGCTTACCGTCCTTACCTTTCTTATAGTTCCACTCGGTTGGTATCCAACCAATGGTCATCAGGTATTTCTTTACTTGATCTGGTGATCCGAGATTGATTGGAGCCGTCTTAACAATAACGTCTGTTCGGTATTCTTTCTCCTGCCCAAAGCGATCACCATAGTATCGGAGTGCATTAACCGTCGGTGTACCATCCTTCTTATACTGGACGGATGGCCAGGTTCCTTGCCTAGATTTAGGCAGGGGATGCTCTGGCAGCAACGGCACAACTTCCCTATCAGTTTGTAGTATCTGATTCTTAAGTTTAACCCGAGTGTCCCATACCAGTGGTAGGTCAAGAGGACATCCGTTGAGTTCCTGATCTGTGATAATGTATTGAATATCATGCTCTATCCCTCTGGCCCTTCGCCAGTCAATATTTTTATTCGCTGACGCTTCAGCCTCCAAAGCAGCCAAGACAAGCACATTGATTTCCACATCTTCTGCACACCTGTGTAACATCTCGGGGCTAAACTGAGACCAATCTGTATGGTCAGGCTTACCCCTACCAACACGATAGCCCCAAGCACCCAAGCTGTGTGGCCCCATACCACCAGGGCAGCCAGAAGGCAAGGGACGATCAGAGCGTAGTAACCTACTAAGGATAACAGTGTCAGTGATCTTGGTCTTTGGGTTTGGTTTCCATCCATATAGCTTCTCCATTAAGGGCAGGTCATACCCGATGATGTTGTGGCCGATGAGTTCATCAGCTTGGTACAGTTCGTCAAGACCTTGTGTTATCTGGTCAGGGCCTACGTCCATACCTAACCTGCTGCCCACATAGCGTAGGCAGATGCACCACATGCGATCAGCTTCTTCAAGAAAGCCATTGGCTTCGGTATCGAACACTACCCGGTTCACAGGGATGCCTCAGTAATGGTGAAGCCTAGTAAGGCAGAGATCAGGATGATAGTCAGCATCACTAGTGCGAACTCTTTTAATTCTAGCAGTACGTAGATCACCGCAGTTGCGAGACCAAATAAGGCTATCGTTACGAACCCGATAGTGAAGTGCTGCATACCTTTAACTAGAAATAAACTAATATCTGTAAACATGAACCTCTAACCCCTTACTCAATGCTGTGTTAATCATATGCTTAGTACCCTTGGACTTGCCATCCCAGAAAGATACTAAGATATTAGACACCGATGCCATGACGGAGTTCCGTATAAAACCTGCTGCCTTGCCATGCTTGTCCCACTCAGCGGGGAATACCAGGGTAGCGAAGTCATTGGCTCTGGCCCACTCGTGGCCGATAGTATCTGCTCCCTTCGCACCACCGGTGATGATTGTGGCCCCGTGGCTGAGAGTGTTTTCGTATCCATAATCCCTATCCCCGAACAGTTCCCACATACAATCATCTAAGAAGTCAGGATCATCGAAGTCGCGACCACCTGCGATGATGACGTTGTCACCCGAGGGGGTCGCCTCGTCTGTCATCGGCTTCGGCATAACTCTGCTGGAGTTTGTCGTGTTCGATTCGTTCTCCGTCAGTAATGAGTTGTTGTAATTCATTTTGTGCCTTGTTAAAGAAGTAGTCAGTCTTACTAGTGGCTTGTACTTGTCTCAGCCAGAATTGAATGTCCTTCATTTTCATAAGTAAATTCATTGAAATCCTCCGGTATAATGTTGCATGTACCCTCTACTGAAAAGGGTTTGTTGTTCTCATAAGCCCAGGCATCTGACTGCCAACCCATGAGGAAGCCTTCTCTCTCTCTGTCCCCGGGTATGTCTTGTAGCTGGTCATTCAGTACCGTGATCTTATCGACCGCGGTACGGTAGGCTGCTTGTCCTGCACGGTACCACTTACGTAGAGTAGCTGCTTTCTTCTCCATGTTAGGATGCCTTGCTGACGTAGCAAGATCGTTGTGTTCACCACCAAAGCTCCATGATTCTAACTCAGCTTTCATTTAGATATCCTCTACTTGATCAGTTGAAGGGTTGTACTGTCGGTTCTGTATAGATACGTCGCTCACCTTAGGGGCAAGGATCTTATCCAATGCATCCATCAGGTCGATCATATCAGCGTCAGATAGCTCTTCGTAGTTCTGCATCACTCGGGCCTTGAACCCAATAACTGTCTCTTTTATGATCGAGTCTTTGTCTATCGTCGTTATAGTCATTAGTGTCTACTCCAAATTTCATTAACCAATGTTGCTCCCACTGTGTGAAGCTATCCAAAACCTCACGTCTCTTCTTCTCAGTATCTATAGGCATCAGTGTATCTGATCGCCGAAGTCTAAGCCACCCATCGGGTCATGGACGGGGAGTTTATAGCAGGTGAGATTAATACCATCATCCTTAAGTTCAGACTCCATCTCATCTATGATGGCCAGTGCATCATCGTCGTCGTCCGCATGAAACGGTACCATCTTAGTCAGTATAGCTATGTAGTTAATCATGTTGTTTACTTCCAGTTGTCGTTTGATTTGTGCCAGTGTGTTCGGTCGAGCATACCAGCATCTCGTAGATGTTCAAAGGGTGTCGAGGTCCTTGATATAATGCGTACGTATGTGTCGTAGCCATGCTCGCACTCCTCAACGCCATCCTCCACGACTGGGCCAAAGTCCATGTCGGACACGGGTCGTCGTATATCCACCACCTTGCCGCACTCTTTACATTTCCATTCATAGATCATTTCTCATTACCTCTGTCATCAGCCATGACACTCTTCGAGTAGCTCCGATCCCATTGGTATTTAGTATCGTCATCTCCCTTGATGTATCTGATTATCTCACACTCATCATCACCCCAACTGTAGCTGTTCATGTAAGAGATCGCCTCCCTCTCATTGGTAGTAACCATCTCAAGATCGGTACCCTCGTAAGGAATTTTACCCACCACTAGGTATAGTATGTTACTCATCAGAAGTTCCTCCCTTCTATTTCGTCGTACCCTGGTGGACACTCACACTCTACCATTCGTCCGGTCTCTTCATCAAACCTAACATACCCCGCGGTTCCTGTGCGTCCTGTAAAGCGACACTTAAGCACCGTAAGGCGTGACGTGTTTCTGCACACCGGGTCATGATGTTGTTGGTTTCTTGAGAGGGCGAGAACATCCCAAGATAATTGTTTAAGTGATCCAGATCCTCTGAGATCATCGAGACTTGGGATTGCGCCTTGCTCAAAGCTTCGTCCCGATCCTTCTTTCCGAAGGTGAACAACCAAGAAAATAACAATTTCTAACTCCTTTGCTAGCTTTGCTAGCTTTGTCATTACGGTATCAATCCTTTCACGTTCCCCGCCTTCAGCTGCGTACTCAGATACGACAATAGAGAGGTGGTCGAGGAAAATTGCGCGGTGTCCGGTAACACCAAAGTATCGTATTTTGTTGAGTAAAGATGAGTCGTCCATTCCTCCGAAGTGGTCATAAAAACTCCATCTTCCGCTATCGAAGAGTTCCGCATGAATCTTACGTTCGTGCTCCTCCGGGATAACCACGTCTGGAAGATGCAGTCGTCGTCCCATGTGTACAGACATGAGCCCCGACACAGTGTCTCCAACATCCTCTTCAAGCGCGATGTCAGCGATTCCCCAGTCAGTTGTTTTCCAAATGTGATACTTGAACTCTCGTAAGAGTTGGGTTTTGCCCAAGCCTGTTCCAGCTGTAACCGTAACGATTGAACCGGGTCTGAATCCATAAGTCTTCTCATTTAATTCGTGATAAGGATAAGGGACACACTCGATAGCTGAGCTATGTTTGTATCTCTCCCATGTGTCAGTACCATTGATGATGCCATCAGGCTGGTACTTCTTAGCGTGCTTAAGTATGCCCCACTTGAGATCACTCTCTTGCCCCTTTAGGAGGGCGTCGTTGGCATCCTTACACCCAGATGGTAGCTTGGCAATGTAAACCTTTCCAGCAAGTAACGGACAGAGCTTATCGAGAGCGGCGTGTCCGGCAGCGTCATCATCGAGGCAGAGGATGATACGAGCATAGCTATCAAGTGCTTCGAGGTTCGATGATACATCTGTGACTGCTCCAGCAGCACCGTGGTACACGCTGAAAACATCAGGGGACCACCCGTCAAGGTCGGACTGCTGCACCAGCACCTGCCATACAGCCATAGCATCGTCCTCACCTTCCGTGATAACTGCAAACGATCCGCTTCCTTTGGCAACTGATTGGCCGAAAAGTTCACCACCTCCAATAGATCCGACTGCTGCAAAATTCTTATCGGAATCTTTACCCTTGTACCCATCAAGTTTCCCTTCCGTGTAGTGAGGGTACCATGTCCCGCTTGGCTCGCCTTGCCCATTGAACTCTGTCCTTACACCGAAGTGTTCACACGTAGCAGCTGTAATCTTTTTGTGAGGGATACCAAACGTCGGCAACTCTTGCACTTCTTTGAATGTTAATTTGCCTGTCATTGGTTCTGGAACCCTCTCCCCGGTTAGTGTCTCGCTACCATCTGCGGTAACGAAGTAGTGACAACGGTTGCAATACTTGTTGCCGTCATCGAATAGTATCAGGTGATTCCCTGTCTTATCCCCGCCCCTCTCCCGGCACTGAGGACAAGCTTCATCACCTATGATAGTAGCCATTAGTACTTAGTAACTACAACCCGCGGCGGATAGATCGGAGCTGATACCTTAGCTGAAAGCATAAGAACTTCGTAGTTTTTATCAGAGTTCTTACTGAAACCTACCGCTGCTTTGACAGCACCGTCCCGGGTATCATACTCTACATTCCCGATGTACCCTGTATCTTTATCAGCAATTACAAAGTATGGTAGTTTAATCGAATAGTTAGTATCGTAATCATTAATCATTTCTCTTCCTTCCTTTCACAAACAATAAATTAGACACCAAGAACTTAGTAAAGTTCCCGGCGTGCTGCCATCATCTCTTTCACAGTCATAAGATTCACCAGCTTATAGTCGTTGTACTCAAGGATAGCATTGTAGTACATATCCCAATGCTCACCCTGCTGGTGTTCGTATGGGCCACCACGGTGGCAGTGACCGTGTATGTTAGGCCTACCGTACAGCTCCATAGGATGCACAGGCATGTGCGTAATCCAGAAGCCCTTGTATGACCAGGCCCCTTGAACTGCGTCGAACACAGCGTGATACTGGTCCTCCTGGAGGATGTCATGGTTACCACGTACCAGGATCTTAGTACCTGGTAGTGAATCAATCATCTCCATCCCTTCAACAGTGAAGGACATGTCACCTACACAGATGAGTGTGTCCCTCTTGGTTAGGTAAGATCGAGCCATCTCTACGATGTGATGGTCATGGTGGTGGTCACTATCGAACCTAGTGCGGAACCTATTACTGATTCCGTTGTGGCCTAGGTGCCAGTCAGAGGTAACGTAGACGTTACTCATTGAACCCTCTCCCCGGTTAGTCTTTTAGTAGGTAAAGCCATAGAGCTAGAGCAGCTAAGGCTTCCCAATAATATTGGTAACTGAATACCGCATTAATAAATTCTTCCATTACATCTCCCGTTGTATGTAACAAGTCTCGCATCGTCCCTCTCGTGACAGCAGATCAATATAGTTACCTGCCTCTCTACAGTTACGACACTTATCAAGTAGTGGTACTGGCTTAGCCACCCCATCTACATCAATCATTAGTACCTCCCATGTGCGGTTAAGGTTATCCACACACCAGGTCTCTCCTCCGTTCATACGCTTGACACGTACGCCCTCAACATCCCGCTCGTTGCGGTTGCTATTAGAGTGACCAACTACCTGCTTAAGGCCAGGTACGGGGATCATCTCAGCTGTGAAGTCATTCCAGTACAAGCCACCTGCGTAGGCGTACCCACCCCGTGACGTACCGATCTGTAGGAAGTTACCTCCCTCCAAGTACTCCTCAACTGTGATCTGCTCACTATCAAGTAGCTCCTGATCCACACCTGCGTGTGTGATAAGGTACTCACCTACCCAATGAAAAGCCTTAAGTGTATCCCACATCCGTTGCTGGAGGTGAGTCACTAGTGTTGCTGTATGCTGATTGTACCCACTACAGCGCATCTCAAGCACCATATAGGACATCTCATGGTTACCCCTTAGGGCTACCACTCTGTCGGGTTCCGCTTCAACAGCGTCCAGCACCATCCTTAGACAGGCTACCTGATTCTCAGGCCCTTGACTAAAGGAATCTAGGTAATCACCTACGAACACGACGTTGCAGGGGCTAGCTAGTGCAGCCTCTACTGTCGGGATGTGCCCGTGGATGTCACCTACTACGATGGTTTTCTCCATAAAAATTTCCTCCAGAAAAATGGAAAGTAAGGGTGCCCGTGCGAGAGCACCCCACCTAGAGCGTTACATCCCAGCTGCTACGAGCAGCATAAGGAAGCTCCATTGCAAGGCTACAGTAGTAGCCACATCGTACCCTGAATTAACGAGGGCTTTAATATCTGTCTTAGTTGTGTTCATGCTAGGGCCAGTCCATTACTTGACGTAATGTCCAGGATAGCAATGACTCGACCATCATTGAGGGTGATCGAGTCTACTCCAACAACAGCATACGCATCAGCGCTGCCGCCTTCAAACATAGCATCCAGCCATGCGTCTTGAGGGAGCTTCTCAAGCTCAGTGATTAGATCACTTACTACCATGCTACTCTCCGGCTGGTGGTTACAATGACAATGCACTGTACTCAGAACCAACCCATACTGCCTACTCCCCTCAAAGAAGGAAGCGCCCTATGACATCATCATAGGTTGGCCCTGAGTACAATGCACTGTCGCACTACATAGTACCTAGGCCGTAGGCCAAGCGTTACTACATTGTCATAGGTGGCAACGTATTCGCTTGAATAAACCTCGTATGGTGTACTGTCGGCGTATCCACTCTGGAGCTATGCCAACTAATATTACCAACGAGATCAAAGCAGCTTGGATGATATGTGCCTGTTGTGCAGGCTCCAATCCAAACATAAGCATCTCCTTGTTGTGGTGATTAGACAATTCTTTTTCATCATCGTTCCACCGGCATCCCGGCTGCGCCTCACGTGGTTGGATTCGAACCAACATACTGTCCCATCTTGCACGTGGCGGTAAGTACCCTAGTTACGGTAGGGTGTAGCACGAGGAAGCTACCTACGCGACTCGTGTGTGTCATCAGGTGTCGTCTCAGACTCGGGTAAGGAGGACACTGAACTCTCCTTTCCTGCCCGTTGCCCACTCATACACACTCGAACGATGATGTATATACACAAGCCTATTACTAAGCCTGCGAATTCAGTGATGGTGTACTCGTCCATATTAAATCGGGTCTTCGTCGTCATGTAATATTATCATGATTGATCCTCCTTCCTACTAGGTAGGGGTAATGTTAAACAAAGGTTTGGGTGGTGTCGGAGGATCCTTATCCTTTTTCTTCTTACCTTGCAGTTTAGTATCCTTCTTCAGCCGCACAGGTTCGATGCGGTGGCTCCACTTGTCCCGTCGAGCGGGACCAATTCCATCGCCACGTTCGAGGAGGTACTCCTTGATCTTCTTGATCCGTTCCTCCTCTTCCGGTATAGCTGCTGTCAACAGCGATTGCTCCTGTCGAAGCGCAGTCAACCGGTTCTTCAACTTGTTCAGGTAGTCTTCTTCACTCCGATTGAAGCTCCAAATCCACCAGCGGAGGAGCTTGCGCTTCTCCCGTATTAATAAGCCGCTTGATACGGCTAGACGATATAGACTCATAGGTTTCTCCTGTATTGATCGTCAAGTTAATTGATAATTCATGTGCCCCGTACTACGTGTGCAGTACCAATCTAAGGCGGGTTAATATTGCGTTACTTATACTCTGTCAATTACTGTGGGTTCGAACCACGACCGCTTTGCAGGGCAGTCACATCCAAGTAACAGTTCTTTATTTGTTCACGGTGGAAGCTGATTCTCACCGGCCTGTCCCATAACGATAGGGGTTGGACTCGAACCAACACGGCTTACCAACATGACATGCACAAACTTTGCTCACGCTGTACCACACCTTGTACTTACCACTAATCATAGGTATCGCGCCCGACCTTACGCTATTCACACGCTCGGTTACTAGTTCCAATGGTGTTCTGAATCCTAGTGCTACGGTACGTACTCACTATCTCCGCTGCAAACAACCCGCCACAATTTATAGCCAGCTTACCCGTGCCACATGCACATTGTAGATAAGCAAGGGAGGGAAGAAACATTAGCCTCACCTGGTTGAGAGCCAGTGTACGACACTACCTGTCACCGTGACCCGAACGTCATCCGGCAGGGTATTGAACCCTGAGGTTGATAGTAACTTCTCGTTGTGTTGTGTGTAACTAGGCTACCCAACTGAATAGGTAGGCTGGAATTGAACCAGCGCCCACACCTGTCAGGGTGTGATTGTTCCCACTGTGTGTACAAATTTCTACTCTGGTACAAGAGCGGTACTCACTAGGCTTGGACACCTTAGTGCATACTCTTTGTCAACGACGACGTGATAACATTCCAGCTATCAGTTATGACTGCGACAGTCACTATTATTGATTGATCAACCCAGCGCAGGGAGCACTACGTGCTATGCCTGGTGTTATTTACTCATACAGTACGCCAACTACAGTCGGTGCAGACTGATGTACAATCGCTGCTTGGTACGTACTGGGCTACAGTCGCCGTAGAATTTGTTACGGTCGCTGCAATCCAGAGTTAACTCTCAATCAATCTCAATCAATCGAATGTTTCAAACCATAGGTATCTAGAATCAATTGTCGGATGCTCAGTATCCGATCCCTGTACGTCGGTACCTCCGGACCAACTCGGCTTGGGGGATTGTATCGTCACAAGGCACCGCTACCTTGGACCGAGGGCTGATATTGTTTCCCTCGAAGTTATTGACAGCATCCATCAGTTCATATCGTGTACGCTTTGCAGCGTGACGAACGGTCGGGTTCATGCCGACGAGCTTGCGGCCCTTCTGATAGACATCCCATGTCCAGGCACCAATGGCTGCTATCTGCGATGCTGTTGTCACAGCAGGCGGTACAGCGAGCTCCTTAGATACCTTCTGCACGTGAGCAAACCCTGGGGTATGCGCCTTCGGTCGAGCTGCTGCTCGATGAATGATAGCCTTCTTGCGATAGGCCATCTCACCCTGTGTGTAGGGTGCCGAGGTAAGAGGCGGGTCGGCTAACCGTGCGGCTGCTGCTCCCTTCAACTCTATCTCACGTGCTCGCATCTCCCTTGACCAAGCCTTGAACTGTGTGTTCTCCGACCGTGGGCCACAGTACTCCATGTACTCGAAGCCAGGGATGATCATGCCTCGCTTGCTCTCGTAACGAGCCAGCTTAACATCAATGCGAGGTTTGTCGTGGTGCTTCATGCACTCTGCTTCCCGTCGGAAGTACTCACGACAGAGGATTTCACTAGCCTCTACGAGGTCCATCCCGTATGCATCGGCGAGCTGTTCAACTATACCGACATCTTCGTCGGGCATCACAGCAGCTAGTATATCCAAGGTTGCTTCGGGCACCATCTCACTGGGAGTGAGCGTGCTTTCTTTCCCGATTCGTGTTGGCTCGTAGTTACTGGCCCTAACGACCTGAGTAACTGGCTTCGGAGCAGGTAAGACCTGGACCTCATCTTGCACCTCCGGGAAGGGAAGTTGCTCGGCTTCATTGCCGGGCTGAGATACAGGGACTACCTTACTCTGCTCCTTAGCCTTACGTGCATCCGCCATAGGTATCACGTTGCTCTGTACTGCTGGAGCTATCACACTATCGGGGGTTGCGATCACACCTTGACGGTGGAGAACGTGCTGATTTAACTCAAGCGCATTCAATCGCAGGTTGATGCTGTTTAAGGCATCACTCAGTTTAGTGGTGTCATAGTTAGCGTGGTATAACCCACTCTCTCTATCCCGTACTATCGCATTACGTGCAGTCGGAGTCCTTACGTCCTCGTGCTTACGCTGTGATTTCTGGTGACGTCCACTGACTGAGGTCTTATGTAAGTCAGTGACTATCATAAGCTTCTCCTTCATTGTGGTTTAAATTAAGCCCGGATAGTCCGGACTACTCATCGAACTGACACATTAATCCTTATCGTAACGAGGTGTGTCTCGCATGGTTACTGAGCAACCCACCTATCTACAACTACGTTCACCAGAGGCTACCGCAGTTAGGTATCGACAGGCTTGGCATGTTCACACATACATAGCTACCAATGTTACAGATCGTGCCACCGACACAGGTTACTGTGCCGTATCAGCTACCAGACAAACGCTGGTAGTAGCATCCACGGGGACGCAAGCATCGCCTAAGAAGGCGACCAAGTAATCGAGTCCGGCATGAGAGCCGAACACAAGCATCACGACCACGAGCAGTATTACTACATACCGGGGTGCTGATGCGAGCATAGCTGATATTAAATTCATGCTATTTCTCCTTGGGTTGGTGAGTGTATCTCAATGCACAGGGACGCGGCCCTGTCGGACGCTCACACATTCCAACCTATCACCTTATGTCAAGGTTGGTACGTCACATTGAGGTGACATGCTAGAGTCTAGCGCACTGTATCTCGTGCTGCTCTGCATTGATGTACCCAACCGAAGCTGGGCACAGCAATGAAGATCAGTCCATTATGTACACCCTACAAGGGCGTACTATAGTGCTGATGTTTCAGTTTAGCCCACTGTTCTGTCATGGCACGACAGTCGTAAGCCTCGGCCTGCTCAAGCCAGTAGCTACCATCTACATGGGCTATCAGGTAACCCTTGAGTACCAGCACCTCAGCGGTGAAGTCGATAGCTCCTAGCTGCTCCACCTCCTCGGCGAGAGGGTATAGGAATACCATCAGCCCACTACCACGAGCCTTTAAATCCTCAGCCACTATCGGGGGTATACCCCTCTGGTCCAAAGACATCAGCTGTTCGTGGAGGATTGAGTACGATGCTACGCAGTACATTCCGGGATACACTGGCGATGTTTCCGGGACGATCAACACGTCGATTAACGGTGGGTGATGAAGCTCGTCCGCCCGAAGTGGGGGCGCAACGAGGGCACCACAAATAACGATGATGATGACAGCCATTCGTAAGGGAAAGATTAGAGAGAACATACATGATTACTCCTGAGTAATTAAGGGGGTTGGGTTCGGTCCACAATACATCATCCTCATGATGTGCCACGTGGACTCCACTACTACGGAGTGTATGGTGTCTCCATCGTACAGGAAGTGATTGGTATCCAGGTATATCTGAGCTGCTAACCAGCACTCGGCTTTGGCTTCGTCCTCTGATAACAAGAATTGTTTCGGCTCCCATGCTTTAAATGTATTCACCACGCCACTCCGTACCGGCTTGAGGTAGTCCGGACTACTTGAGTTTAGATTACAGTTACCCTACCATGCGAGCCACGGCATCTAAGATACCAGCCAGCCCGCCAAAGATAACCACCATCAGCACCAAAGCCGTCCACTCCCCGCCTTTTGGGAAGGGAGTGCGGCTCGGTTTGCGCTGATCTACAACAGGCCGCTTACGAAGGTCGTCACCTGGGGTGCCCATTCGATTACCTTCATTGTTCCGGCCATTGATAGTAAGCCAATGACAGTGCCGATAACGACTCTGCCAACGCCACCACTGAATGAACTAAAGAACATAGGTTTCTCCTAAAAGATTGAGTGAAGATAGATAGCACCTACCAGCCCAAAGAGGAATGCTCCCCAAAGGACTGGCACGTACCACCATGAACTACGCTGATTGGACATGGATGACTCCAGACTGTGGGCGCTGGCCCTGCTCGCTAAGAGCACGCTGTGCATCCTTCGTGAACTGCTTGATAAGCCGAGCACGAGGCATCTCAGGTAGCTTGGACAGCGCAACCACTAGGGCACGCATGTCCTCAGGCATCAGGACGTTGGTCTTTGCATCCAACACCAGACCCTGCTCCAAGGCTTCGGCCATTGTAATTTCCGGGCTAGCATCCCGGTCCTTACGTGGGCCAGCATAACGACGTGTGCTATCACGCTGCTCCTTGGTGCTCTGAACAGTGACGACCTCATCACTGATCGTGGGTGCTGCCTCATCCTGGTCAGGGACTACAACAACAACTTCCGATTCTTCTAGGGCAGCAGCCTGCTTGTTGGCCTCACCCTTAGCATTCTTCATGGCATGGTACGACTTGATCCGAGTGAAGTCTAACCCGGCCTTGAAGCCGCCCTTGATATCCGACTTGGCTTGGATATACTTACGGGGCAGCTCCTTGATCTTCATCTGTCCTGCTTCATCGGACAAGTAGAAGTCTTCCGCCTCCTCACATCGGCGTATGAATTCCACCTGATCTTTGCATCGCTTGGCTAGCTTGAACAGGTCACTTGCTGCACCCTGCTGCTTACGTTCAGCTACAATGAATGCACCCAGTACACCCTTGTGGGTGAGGTGCGCTAATCTACCTTGCTGACTCATGGTGTTACCTCCTCTTTGCATATGTAACCAGCTACCCGTGCTCCACCATACCAACCGGACTCAACGTAGCCCTCACCGGTCTGCTCACACGTGGTCATGCTGCTGTCAGGTACTACGTGTACCTGCTGTTCGATGATACCTGTACTGGTGTACAGTATCAGTAGTAATGTCACGATCATATCATTCTCCTAGTTGTTGGATACTACCGCTACCTCCTCGATAGTGGGCAGTAGTGCGCTCTCATCTTGGGCAGTAGTCCGGACTACCCAACGTGTTTTCACAGTTCTCCTACCTATCCGAGCATACGGACGGCAGTCATGGTATCTCACCTGGTAGAATTCGTAGTACTCATCCCACCTACAGGCATCAAGTAGACACCCATGCAATTGGGTCTTCACTGTCCCTTTCCTCCGTATCAGTGGAGCAATTGGAGTATCCAAACTCCTGCCCCTGCTACACTAAACAGTATGCTCATTGGCAACACTGTCACTATACCTATCATCACTAGTGGCCCTGTCACCAGGTCTACCAGCTCTCGCATTACCTCTACCACTGGCATCTCTCCTATTCACAACCAACAGGGCCAGTATCCCTGTCAGTATCATCACTGCCTCTATCATAAACCCTCACTCTGGTACTGCTACGAGCAAGAGGTATGGTGTGCTGCCTGTCATCAGTCTAACTAGTATCTCTTCCTGACACAGCTTGGGTGCCTCCCTCTCGGGTCACTCGCACACCATTCCTTTCCTGGCCTGCCATTACACAGGCACTCACATGATACGCCTCCACTTACAGTAGAATAGTACACGGTTAGACTGTCCCTTTCCCAAGGGCAAGATGAGTACACAAGGTTGCTAGGGTTTCTGCCTATACCTAGCCTCGGCTCACGCGGTTTGGAATTTCTCCCTGTTCCACGGCATATCGCCTACCCTGTACCAGCATCTAGTCTAGCATGTTGAGCTTCAGGCATAGGGTCCCTAGCTCGCCGCACCGTCAGAAACTGGCGCACAGTCTAACCGTCTACCATCCCTAATGTGTAGGCATGGTTCGCGTATCTCTACGCTATGGTCGGCACGGACTGCCCCTGTACCTCTTTGCTAGACACCCGATAAGGTGCAGTACCTGTGTACAGTAGGGCAGCCCGCCCCGTCTATGTGGGTAGTGTTAGTCCTACCCTAGCTCTCGCTTTGTCACTCTCTAGTAGTCGCCTACATTCAGTGATACCTTAAGTTGCGTACCATTGGGCAGCAATAAGGTCTGGAATCCCTTGCTAGTCGCCAGCATGGACATTTTCTTGCCCTCTTTTGGCGGACGCATGGGCAGTGTCGTGTCAATGATCAGATGTAACTTACCATCTACAATCTTTACCTCTACGTTATCCATTCGGATACTCCTTCAGTTGGTTATGGTCACCACCCCTATCTCAAGGGACAGTCTACACTACACTATCCTTTCGGATAATGTAGTCCGGACTATGCCTTTACAGTCAAGCTATTTCCCTAACTCTATCTATCTCAGCTCTCGCAACACGCACAGCATAGCGGGATTCGCATCCACTAGACAATGGTTTACCACTATCTGCAGCAAGGTGCTCATACCCTGGTAGGAATACAAACATTCCTCTCCTAGCATGAGTTCGTGCGCTTGCCATAGTACTAGCATCGCTAGACTTGGCAGCCTTCACATACCCTTGCTGCATAGCCCTGGGTGCATTGAGAGGCAACGGTTTACGCGTGTACCATAAGTCCCATCCTAGGTCATAGTCGGATAGCATCCGATTCCCTACCTTGTATGGTCTCGAACGGTTCACGCGTACAGGTCTTCCCTTAGCCACGTTGAACCCTCTCTCAGACTCAGTTAGTCCCGTCCTGGGGATGTCAAGACACTTGTCCATTAGTGTCCCGGCTCTTGTTGTCAAGAGGCTTGCTCATGTAGTCCGGACTATCCCGGACCACATTGACAAGTATCCTGTTCACTCTAAGCGTGTCGCTCTACCGCAAACGTGGCATTAGCAGACAATTCTAGCCCTTGTTCTTGAGCAAAAGCCTCAAGCTCAGTCCTAGTAAGCTGATGAGTCGGGCCATTGAGCTTACGCCCGGGCTTAGACTTCCACCAGTTATACTGTCGCTCTTGATCCACATCATACGAGGCTCCACCCCGTGCTTTATGTACACGCATGGTGTCACTCCCTATAAGTTAGAAGAAGTAGTCCGGACTAACAATCGCGCAAGTATAACCCGCTCACTGTTAGTGTGTAGCTTTATACTGACTACATGCGGCAATGCTATAGACCGAGTGTACGACGACACCCTCAGTATGTACTATCCACGTCGAGACTAGGCGCATTACAACGTAACTAGTCCGAACTGTTAACCTGTCAAGCGCAATGCTTGCGAGGGCCACCAACTGCCTCAAAGGCTTGCCGGGGCAAGATATATAATGCAGACTGCGTGCCAACTTTGCCAAAAACTGTAAGTCATTGATTTATAAGGGTTTTTCCCGTTTGTAGACTTGGCATGATACTTGCTTGGATGGTCACAATGTGACGCAATAGGTCACTTTTATGACAATTATGGTCAGAGGGTGACGTAAATTGTCAGTCGAGGCTGTAGGATACGGTATAAAGGCTAGTTTAATCAGGTAATATGATTGTAAAGGGTTGGCATAAAACGGGCTCAAACGAGCTTATATGGCGTCTCACGGCATGT